CAAAACTATAGTTGAGTTATCGGCTTTAACTGTTTTTATTCCGTATGCCATATTATAATAAACCTAATTTAACTCGTGGAACTGAACTATTATAGATAATAATATTGTCTGGAGTAATTAATATGCCGTTAGTAGTACTGGCAGTACTACCTACTTTAATTGTACCAGTTACTGTTAAGTTACCAGTATTGGTTTGTATAGCTTCTAAAGTTCCTGCTTTAAAATAACTTATGTAAGGAATACTCCAAGTGGTAGTAGTACTACCTGCAGCAGTTATTCCGTCTGTTTGATATTGAGCATTATTATCAGTTACTGAAACAGGAGAAAGCGACCATATTTCAGAACTAGCATCACGAGCAGTTGGAGCTGCCCCATTTGTTGTCGAAGTTGGAGCGCTAGTAAACGTAGTATTAGCGGGAAAGGATTTATAAGCTCTGTGAGTAGATGCACCTGTTTGGCCTGGTACAGCTGAGTTTTGACCGGCCCTGGACTTACTAAAAGTCTGTGTTTGTGTAGTGGCGAACGATACTCCAGTCGAACTTTTGCCAGTTATAGTATATGTAATTGCAGAGCTATCTGTGCCTGCTAATACTCCGCTATGTACTCCAATAGTTGCGAAAGTCCCGCTATCAGTAATGCTACCTACAGTTATATTACTTGGTGTACCAGTACTAAAAGTCCACGTACCGTTACTAGTCCCTACTCCGTCATAAGAAAGTTCTGTGGCACCCTCGTATACACGTAGTTGAGTACCGCTATTTGTATATGAAGTAACATTACCGTCTTTATCTGCTGGAAACGTATGCGCTCCATTACTAAGGACCGGATTTATGGCTGAATTACCTGTAGCTCCCGGAACACCTTTATATACAACATTAATAAACTGTGTGTCTAGTAATGTTGCTCCGCTAACAGTTGCTTGATTATACATTCTTGCTGTATAACTAGATTTTCCAGAAGTACTTGCGGGAGTTAGTGTAATAACAGCACTCGCTGTATTTGTAGCCGTTGTAGCTTCCGAATCTCCGTTTGCAGTAACAGTTAGCCAACCAAAATTAGTAGTAACATTACCGTCGTACTTCTTACCTTGAAAAGTAATAGTTGAGTATGTACCAGTAGTAGCAGCATCCGGTGCATCTTTAACAATTACTGGAGTGTTTGTGACTATATCGTAAACTAAAGATGATGTTCCTACTACTCCATCTAAAGACTTATTAACATTAAATCTTTTAGTAATACTTGTATAACCAGCTTTGCTTGCGGTAAGGTCTATAAATCCTGACAAACCTGGTAAAGCTGTTATGGTTTGAGTACGCCCAATAGGACTACCACTAGAAGTTGAAGTAAGATAATTTATATTTGCTGAATATGTCCAATTAGCGCTATCGTCTGTGGCGCCAATAAACACACTCATAGTGGTTTCAGCACCTGCAAACGTAGCTACTACACCTGCACTATTTGCAGGAACAGTTGCACTTTCGTTGCTTAATACAGCAGTAACAGTATCTGTGCCGTCAAAAACTACAGGTATAAATTGTTCATCAATCTTGTTAGTAGTTCCACCAGCTAAATAAAGCTCTACTTTTAGACTTGTAATATTTGCGGAACTTGGAGAATACGTATAACTTGATTCGTTTGCTGCAGAAGTATAGCTTGCTGTAGCACTACCGTTTTCATATATTTTAAATCTACCGGCATAAAGAGCGGGAGTTGTTACGCCTACTGCAAAGTATCCATATACAACAATACTTGCTGGATTTAAAACACCTAGTTTACTTTTTTGAATAGCTGCTGCTGAAACAACTAAACCGTATGCGGTTGCATTTTGCCCGTCATTAACAACTGCCATAACAACTGTTTTTGTTAGGGGCGTAGATATTCCTGTACCTGTTACACTTAAGGTAACAGTTACGGAAGTTGTTGATAGTGTAGCTGGTTTTACGCTTATAGAAGCAGTACTAGCTGTAGTTGAAACACCATCAAGCAGCGTTCCATTTGTAATTGTCCAAGCATATACTGGGCTAGCAATACCGTTTAGTACTGCTGTTAAAGCAACAGAAGTCGGAGTAAACAAAGTACCCGCACTATTTTTTACAAAAGCACTGTATCCAGAAATATCAATTGATTGTGCAGAAGCTACTATAGGAGTAGCACTTAGCTCACTAGAGACAGTAAATGCTGTGGTACTAACGTCATCAATAGCACTAATAAAAGCATATCTAAGATAATATGTTGTGCCTGATACTAAAGAGGTGAATGTGGTGCCATCGGTAGTTATTTTTGATATAACTACCGATAAACTTAAACCATCAAATACTTTATTAGAATTAGAAGGAGTAAAACCAGACGTAGTAGAACACCAAACTTGTACTTTTTCTAAATCGTCGCGAACATCTGTAGTGCGCACGCGATCATAAGGAGTATCTAGTTTTAATATTAATGAACCTACACCTGCAGATAATGTTGCTGCCATACTACTCCTTTAAACAATATTTCTAACAAGTATAGAGGCATACGAACTTGTCTCACTATAATTGCCAGTTTTATCTAATACTCTGCAAGCTATTCGATAATTAATACCGGCTTCAGATATTCTTGGTAAAGGCACGGATAGTAAGTCTAACCTGCCTTGACCTTGACTTTGCATTTCTGGAATTACAGGTGTTGTATCCCATAAATCCGTAGTTCCGCTATCTCTATAAAGTCTATACGCATAAGCTTTAAAATCACTAGGTTGGTCTACAATTGTTGGATCTAGTACAATATAAGTTGTTTCTAAATCTACTGCTAAGGCCGGAGGCACACTAAAATTTCTGTTTTTACCGTCATTGGTAAAAGCAAAGTCTTGTGACCAAGGCCCGGCAATTTCATTAGTATTGCCTAAATATCTTGCACGTATTTTGTACTTTAATCCAGAAGTTAGTCCGTCAAATGTAATACTGCTATTCTCTTTGTTAACAATATATGTTTCACCAGGATTACTAGAAAAAGCTGAAACACTACCGTCAATAATATCAAACTGTACGCGAGTAGCTACTGCAGGCAAATCACTGGGATTTGTAAAAGAAACAATAGCTTTGTTTTGATAACTGCCGGACGCAATTTGACTACTTACTGTACTGCTACTAATTACACTATTTATAATAGGTGATTTAGTAATAGTATTCTTTATTAATGGAATATTATTAGTAGTTAAGTTAGGATTGTACACTATTAGACTACTTAAGTCCATAGTATAAATATCTGGAGAATAGTCTACTAGGGTTAATCTGGCACTATAATTACCACTTGGTTCAATGCCAATAACTATACACTCTTGTGTTGACGTAGTGCTTAAACCTATCATAAATAAGTTATCTGACTCTACACCATCTGCTAAAGCTATTGTAGGTACTGTAATTGTACTAGTATATCCAGTTGTTCCACTATAAGTAAAGGTTCTGCTAACACTTCCGCTACCAGTTGTGCTGGTTAGATAGTTAGTTCTAATCAATATAGTGTATGTAGTACCATTAGTTAACAGAACTGGCTCACGTAAGGTTAAATTAGTACCTGTAATACTATCTCCTACTCCTGCACCTAGACGACCACTACCAACGCCCCACTGTGGTACACTGTGACTAATTTTTACTTTGTCACCACGAGTACATACTAGATGCTCAAAATCTACATTAATTGTATATGTTTCGGGGCGTAGTTTAAGCTGTGCAAAATGCCATCTAGCTAAGCGCGTGGCTTGATCAATATTAGTAACACCAGGTAAACTTAACTGTTCAAACAACTCAGCTCCTTTTACAGAACCACTTGTTGTAGGACCATATCCGTAATTATAAACAATAAACTCGCGTACTTGATAAGCATTACTTTCATCGTTAATACTAACGCGAAAAGCGTGTGGCAAAATTGGCAAAACCTTAGTTGATTCAAATCCCCAGCTGTTGTGTTCAGTAAAGTGCTGAACTGTATGCGAACGAGGAGTATCAATAATCACACCCCACTTACCATCAATATATGATGGACTAGCTTTACCAGCTGCACAAATGTCTCGTAGGGTATCCATTACACTTTGAGTACTAGTTAATACTCCGTTATACGCAAATTTAGGTGCATATACTCCGGTACCTGTTCCAGCTTTGCCGCCAACGACTTGTACCTCAAAACTATCGCCGATGCCATAAACAATTCCACTAGTACCAGCTAAAATATTCCAATCAGCTTGTGTAGTAGTACCTAGATTACTGATAGTATAAGACCTACCTTTAACCATGCTTGGAGTAGCTACAGTTTGTGGTATTGGATTACAAAAGTTGTGCCATGCTGTTAAATTATCTACATCTAGTTGTGAGAGCTTTACTCGGAAAGCATTAGCTGGATGAGTCAGTACATACACAAACAAACTTGCAGGATTATTGGTAGCACGTAAGTTTTCCCAACTACTTGTAGATCTTTCATAGTCCCAGGTAACAGTTTGTACTAGTGCATTGATGCCGTCGATTTGCCCATTAATCTTATTGTTACTTTGAATTCGCACAGCAGTTTTAGCCAGATAACATCCAGGCGGATTTATCATAGGCTGTTCTTGCTTATCATAGCCTATTACACCGCTTAGTATGGCTTTGTGAAACTTTCTAAAATCTGCTTCATCTTCAGTTTCATCGCTAGTTGTACGACGAACACGAACTTGATACCTAGCTCTGGCTAAATTTTCTACTGAATGAACCCAGTTAAAAGCGTCTTTTCGCTTTTCAAACCAAGCACCTTCACCAAAGGTAAGAATAGTATTTTGACTTGCAGCAAGATTTAATCCATTACTAGCAAAATAAGTAATCTTAGCTGCAATACCTGCGTGACTAGCTTGATTATCTACACCACTTAGTGTAATGCTGTGCGGTCCAGCTTTTAATTTAATAACACCTTTGATACTATCAATTGAGTTGTTGTCTCCTGATTTAGGAATCTGTACTGCACGTACTCCGTCAATTAAGATTTCACCTTGATCATCTGCAGCAGCTTCTACTGTATAGTATCCGTCATAAGGAAAATTAAGATTAGGGATTACCTTAACCCAGCTACCACCATAACCACTTGCAGCAGGCGTAGTATATGTACTACCCCACACACCATAAGTACTCAAAAAGCTTCCCCACTTACCGCCACTGCTTTTACGAATAACACCACCAGTAGATAAAGCATCTAAACTAGTCCAAATAAGTTGTTCTGAGGCAGAAGGGTCTGCACCACTGCTTTGGGAATATACTCTGCCTGCCATAATTTTAATGGTTTTAATGGCTGAAGTACCCCAAGTAACACTATCCCCACTTCCAGAATAGTCTATTGTACTAACGTCGCTATACGTTAATCCAGTTACTCCGCTGTATCCAGTTATATGATTTGTAAGCAGTGTGTAAGTTCCAATACTATTTTGATAGAATGTATATAGCGGCAAATAACCAGGAGGAATTTCTGGCAAATATCCTTTTGTAACATAGCTATTAACTAACGAGCTATAACCTGTATTGGCGTATAAGGCCTGCAGATTAGCACTAGCATTAGCACCTAAAACATCTGTAGGTGCTCCATCAAATTTAGCAGTACCACCATTTGGGCTTAAACAAAAAGTTGTATAACGATAAAGTAACAAACCACTGTCGCTGGCATCTGTTGGAGGTGTTAGTTCATATAAAGTAAATGCGGCAGGGTCATTAGATTTATAATCATAAATACTTAATGCAGCACTAGTGTCATTTTCAGACCAGGCGGCTGTACTATACGGGCGCATCTGTATTTCAATTTTACAACTGGTTGCACCTATACTGCCATTTTTAATATTAATTTTTCGCATACCTTCTGGGAACGAAAGTACAACATCTACGGCATCACAAGTTTGATCTAAGTTAACTTGTTGCCATCTGCTTGTGTTTGTAAACCCACCAGAAATATTTGTAGCATTGTTTGTTAGTTCTAAGTTTACAGCTTTTGACTCAACGTCACGTCCGTATAAGGCATTGAAGTCGTCTACTAGTGCACCAGGCGCATAGTTTTTTGCGTAACCTTCAAGGGTAACTGGACGAGGTACAGACGTGGGTTCGCCTGTATAAAAGTCAAGAATTGGTTTTGTACCAATACATATATCGTTAACTGCAAGAGGTCCAAAACCCCACACAATAGCAGTATTTAAAACATTTGTTTCAGTAAGAGACTCAACATAAGGGTTAGCTCCAAGTATGCCTGAAAAACGAACTTTGCCTAGGACTACAGGGATTGCTCCGTATAAGTTTGCTTGATTAGCAGCACCTGTTAGTAAATTTAGTGCGTTAGCACTGCCTGGATCGTTTGATTTTGGTGGGCGAACAGGAGCAATAACATTAGACAAAATCATTGCAGATGAGCTAATAACAAGACTGCCTACTAATTGTGCATTAGTAGTGGCTCCAAATGCCATACCTACTTGTTGACCCATTGTTAAACCGCCGGGAGCAGAAGCTGAAATAGTGGCAGGATCAACGTAACCAGTAATAACAAACGCTGCGATCATTATCAGCATACGTGTTGTGTTATTGCCTTGAGCTATAGTTTTATAGCTTAATTCTTGGCCGGCTTTTACCTTAGTAGTTTCCCAATCTGCTTTAGGCACAACTACACCATCCAACATAACTACAATTTTACCAACTAACTCTGTTCCGGCTGTGTACTTGGTTTTTACAAACTCCACAAAGTCTTGTATAGTAGTACCTTCTGCTGTCCAATCACGATGAACTCGCAGCTTTAATGGATGTGGCGCGCCAATAGCTTGCACCTGTGCTTGAGGCGCGTATGCGTAAAAACCTACAAAACGGTTTTTCCACTTGACGTTATTTAATGACTCAATTACAGAGTCACTACCTATGCGGCAATGTAAAAACTTGTTATCGCCTATGTATACACCCACGTGCATAGGCTCACCAAAAATATTGAACAGACACAAGTCTCCAACGTTTGGTGTGGTAATTTCTTCCCAGTTATCTTTGTAAAGATTAACTGCTTGTGAAATATATGGATCAGTTCCGCCCGTATATTCTTCGGAATAACTAGGTAGCTCTATACCATACTCATTTGAATAAAATAAACGAGCTAATCCCCAGCAGTCAAGACCGGATTCGGTTCTGCCATTATCTAAATACGGTAATCCAATATATTTATCATAATTCATTAGAATAATCCTGGAAAATAACTAGGGGTAAAGTTAAAGCTAGGAAATGGTTCTGTGTTATAACTAACCATACTTAAATTTAAATTAACGCTTTCAGCATTATATGTTGCTGATGTAATATAGAAATCTGTGAATGTTGCTTCTACATTATCAATATTACTAGAAACTACGAGTTCAATTAAAACCTTGGTTCTTATACGCAGATGATCTCGGATAAGAGTTATTGTTTCAGGTGAAACAAAGTTTAGTGAAATTGAGCAATCGCCTAAACCAGTTTGTTGATCTGTAGGCAAGTTTAGTGTCATTGGTAAGAATATAAAATCTTTTGTGCGACTGGTAACTCCGTAAATAACTTCGTCATCGGTAGTTATCACAGAGTTATCAGTTGTTATTGAAGTTATACGTTTTGTGTAGTTATCTGATAACCTAATAGGTACAGTAGGAGCTGCGGGATCAGTGCTACCGTTAGGGTCGTAAATTGTAAGCAACATTATAAGCTGTTCATCTGTTTCAGATGAAAACATTGCTTTAATTGCTGCTGGTGATAGTCTACTTAGTCTACTCATTATGGTAATATTTCAAATTTTAAAGACGTGCTCCAATATCCTGGGGCTAAGTATTGTAGTTTAAAGAACTCACTATCTCCGCTCGGAACAATGCGAACTTCTACAGTTGTGCCTTTTCTTGGATGTGGAAAACTAAATCGTTTAGTTCCTGATAAGGTAGTAGCAATAAAATTTTCTAAGCTCACTGTTTGAGCAGTTGTCATTATAAAACTCAGATCCATTGTGTTAACACCGACATTTCTACGTCGCTGTTTAGCTGGACCAGAGTCCATGGGTGAGCGTATAATGCTCACACCAACGGACTCTGTAAATCCTTTTTGTGGTACTTGTGGTAGGGGTTGTGCTGACCATGCTGGAATTGGCATACTTATCTCCTTACTAAAGCAGGCTTGTTATTAAAGTTGCTTGATATTGATTGTTGTACTGGGCTGCCTACACGGCTTACTTCGCTTGCAACCATATCACCAATAATAACTTCTATTTTACGATTTCCACGTGAATCAGTCGTTTCTCTAGTAGTAGCCTTTTCACTTCCAAAGTTATTAACAACTACATCTACGTTTCCTTGATTTCCGCCTGCGCGAACACCAAGGTTGCCGTTGCTATCACGCTTTAGGGGCATAATAGCTTCAGGTCCTGCTTCACCCATTAAGCCTGTACCTTGTGCAAACTTAAACAGTGTTGGAGAGCTTACAACTGAATTAGTAAACATTCCGCCTTTGGCAAACTGGGTTAGTCCAGTGTCAAATACGTTGCCTTTTGCAGACGTTAGTGATTGGCCCGAAGCAGTAAAACTACTAATAGATTTATCAATATTAGTTCCAAACAGTGAACTCATAATTGAGGGTCTTAAAGTTGCCCATATAGACTCTGTCTGCATTTTAAGTTCTACACGTAAAATACCTTCAATCATACCGTCTATTAAGCTCTTAAAGTTAAGTTTACCTGTTTTAGTAAACTCTATAATAGCATCTGTCATACTTTGAAAGCTGTTTTTAAATACTTCTTCGTATTGTGATTGACGATCTACTAAAGAAGCGGTAATATTGGCTGTTTTAAGTTTTGCTTGATAGTCTCTTTCGGCTGCAGCAGCACTTATAGCTGCAGTAGACTGAATCATGCTATACTGTCCACGCATTTCATCAGATTCTTCGTCCTTGCCCGCTAGAACTTTTCTAGAATACTCTAGTTGTGCTAAGAATCGCTGTTTTTCAATCTCTTTTAGTTTCTGTGTTAAATCTAATTCTGCTTGTTGTGTAGTTAGTTCAAGAACTTTTGCAGCGGATTGTTGTGTAGTTATTGCACCTTTTGAAGTTAAAAGATTTAGTTCTTCTCGGGCTGCGCTAATACTATCAGTGCCAATATCATAATTAGCTTTAGCAAACATCATTTTCATTTCTTCTGCTTGCACACGCTCAGCATCAAATTTTGCTGCTTGTGCCAACATTGCATTATATTCTGCAGTTCCTACTACTGTAGCTCCAGTTACTGCTCCAAGTGCTTGTGCTGTGCCCTGAGTTTGTCCAATTTTATTAAAAGCACTGTCTGTTA